CTATTTCAATTCTTGTAACTGCTTTAGGAGAACTACCAGTATCAAAATTCTTTGCCCAAAAACTAACAGTATATTCAGCATCTTGAAAAACTAAAGTTTGATAAACATTAGAGGTATTATCTCCAAAGATTTTAGGGCATTGGCTTCCGTTTAAGCCTCCTGTTGAAGAATTAATTACATCGCCATCAGTTGTCCAATATTCATATAATGGAGGTAAAGCACCGCTTATGCTAAATTCTCCATCAGTAACTAAATCATTTACTGCTAAATCATTTATAGCAACAACATACCAGGTAGCATCTTTATTTGATTGATAAACTACGCAACCTAAAGATTCCATTAATGAACCTAAAAGAAAATAGCAATCCTTTGGCTCAAATGTAGACCAATCAACTGAAGAATATTCCGATACCTTTAAGTTAGCAAGATTAACAAGAGTACCATCTAATTTGAATTGACTAAAAAAAGCAACATCTAATTCGCTTCCAGTCTTTTTTAATAACCTACAAACAAAATCATTTATATCTATACAAGTATCAACGCTTGTGTCATCGTATAAAGCGTAATAATCTTCCCTTGTGTATTTAATATCTTTTAAGACTGCAATATTATCCGTAGCCGTTAATTGAAGATAGTATTGTTCTTGCCATTCAAATTGAATAACATCAGGCAAAAGAAAACCACGCCACTTTAAAGTTTCAGTAACTCCGTTAGTTTCGTAAAGGCTAATCCTTAAAGAATATTCATCATTTTCATAAAAGAAATCAGAAGGTTGAACAATAGAATCGTAAGGAATAAAACATTGAATATCTGCATATGAAGCACGAATAGGTGCAAAGATATTGTCTTTATTGGCTTTGTAATTTAATACAAATGCACTATCTTCTGCTGGTATTAACTCTATTACATCATAAACCACTACGGTAGCTTCTTGTTTCTCAAATTTAACTTGATAATACAAATTAGTACCTACCTGGTCTAATCCTTTGAATTGTAGATTATAAATATGATTGTAAGCCATTATATCACCCTTGAATTTTTAATTGCAGTATTATCTAAAAGCATTCTCATTTTATCTCCCATTATATCTACTTGGTAGCCACCTTGACCTGTTGAAGCAGAAGGCATAGCTATGTAAGGACTTTGACCACCTCCACCACCACTAAATAAAGTAAAAGGATTAAACCCTAAACCACCCATAGTTTTAGCTAATTCTCCAATTTTTTTAATTGCATTACCACCAGCACTCGCACCACCTGTTAGAAAAAACAATATTGTAGCTGCAACAATAGCTGCTGCAATTTTTATCATTAACCTTTTTAGACCATCTAAAATACCTTGAAATGCATTCTGTCCACCATCAACTAATGTAGTAAACATTTGCTCAAATCCACTTTGTAAAGTACCCATTAATAAAGTTGATGCAGATAATTCTTCGTTTTGTTTCATTAGTAAAGCATTCATTTGCGTTTGCTTTGCTAAATCTTCATCTCTTATTTTAAAATTAGGGTCTTGTAAACCTGGCAATGTAATAGGAGCATTTGGAATTGGTTTAATACCTATTGCAGGTGCTACAAAATCAATAGTTTCTCCAATTACTCGTTTAGTTTTTTTGGCTTCTGCTTCAAGTGCTGCATTTTTAGCTGCTAAATCTTTTTGCAAACCAGCCATTTGAGTATTAGCATTATTTCTTAAATCTTTATAAGCATTAAAATAAGAAAATGCAATATCTCTATTATGTTCATCAGTTTCATTCAACATTGCTTGTTGGTAAAACTCTAAATTTGTTTGAATAAACTTTAATTGTTGATTTAATTTACCAATATTATCTGTTGAACCTATTTTAGATAATTGAGCGTTGTATTCTTTTATTACAGCCCTTTGTTCGGTCATATTAAGACCTTCCATAGCAAACTGAACTCTTTTAAGGTCTAAATTTATAATCTCATTAAAATAACCTAAAGCCTGTTGTAAATAACCTACAAATGAAAATAACACACCACTATTTATTGAGCCTATCGTAGTTTGTAATTGTGTAAATGAATCTTTAACATTGGAAATTCTACCACCTAAAGTACCTGATATTTTTTCCATTGAACCCGAAACACCTTCGGCAGCACCTAAAGATAAAACATAACCTCTAATTGCTTCTGAAGTATTGTCTACTTGTGTTTTAATTCCCTTAAATGTGAATGTAACTTGGTCTCCAGCAACTGCTGCTCTTACTCCAAATTCCTTTAAACGCTCAAATTCGCCTGTCTGCGCATCTAAAATTGCTTCAGCTAATTGGTCAAAGGATTTACCTGTTGAACTCGCTAAATCGCCTAATAATCGCATTTGCGTAATATTAGGTTTAAAGCCTTGATTTGCTAACTTAACAAACGCTCCTGTTAATTCATTTATTTGAAATGGAGTTGTAGCAGCGAATTGTTGTATTTGTGATAAAGCTAATTGAGCAGCAGAACTGCTACCTAAAGTATTTGATAAAACTGCTTCAAATTTTTGAAACTCTGATGTTGCAGCTATAATTCCTTGACCAAAACTAACAACTGAACCAATAGCAAAAGCACCTGCAACAATACCACCAACTTTGGATGCAGCAGAACCTATCGCATCAAAATCTTTTTCTGCATTCTTACCTGTATTTGTTGTCTTATCGTTAAACTTTGTTAGTTGTGCAGAAGCACTATCTAAACCTGATTTAAGACCTTGTATTTGTGCGGTTAGTTCAACTATTAATTTCTCGTTTGCCATCTTTTAACTTCTTTAAGATTTCTTGTTTTTCTTCATTTGATGTTAACTTCTTTGGCACTCTATTCATTATAGCAAACTTATCTGTCCATAGTGGTATTATTTCTTTTGGCTTTTTCATTTGGCTCTTTTTAGATACATTAACATTATTAATATAGCTTAAAGTTGCCCTTGTGTGTTCCCACTGATTAGCCTCTTTTTTAAAGAAATTAAATAGTAACCTTTGATAATTTGCCCAAGTCATATCCTCAAATTCATCAGGCATTAAACCAACTTCGCCTATCGCAAAGTCGATTATATCATCCCAAGTTACTTTTTTTTTATACCTTCTTCGCCACTTGCCATTGCTTTAAATCCGTTTTGAATGTATTGACTACTTTCTAAAGATTTAGTCCAAGCATCAATAACTATTTGAATATTTGATAAATCCATATCATCAATCCAATTAGTAACATCATCTAAAGTAACATCAAATGTTCTTTTACTTATTTTATAATAATTCTTTAAACCGCAATAAGTTATATCTCTGACAAAATCAATCATTTGATAGTCTAAATCTAACTTTTTTGCTTCTCCAGCATCCGTTGCCGTAAGAACATTATAACTCATTAAGGCGTAGTTACCAAACTTTAAAGTTCTAACCTCGCCACCCATTGTAATTTCAATAAGTCCGTTCATAGTTTGTGTTTTTATTTATGCGATTACTGTAAATGTTGGTGCGCCTGAACCAGCAAACTCAATAGAGTAAGTAACTACATCTTCCATTGGTGCTGAAACTTCGCAAGAAGTAATGTAAGCACTTTGAGTAACTGATGTATTACCTGCTATTAAGTTAGTCCAAATGATTTGAACTAAAGTTCTGCCGTTATATGCAGCAAAAATATCTGTTAAATCTTTATTCGCTGCAACAAAGTCTGCAAGACCTTCTGCTGAATAAGTAATATCTCTTAAACCTGGCATAATTTCTTTCCAACCTGCTGATTCTTTAGAAGTTGTTTCGAATACATCCTGATTCATTGACATCGTAACATTTGTTAATTCTGCTAATTGCGTGTTATCCATTTTTAAGATTTGCGCTGTGCCGTTGTAAACTGCCATATTATTTTATTTTAAAGTTAATTAATCTGTTATTGTGTAAGTTCCTGTGAATGATACTGTATAAGATACCACATCTTCCATTGGAGCGTTTACTTCTATACTATCTACATAAGTTAAGCCTGTATAATAACCAACAGGTATAACAGGATTAGATATTAGTATGTTAATAGGTGTTCTTGCATCGTAAGCAGCAAACAAAGTAGTAATACCTAAATCACTACCGCCTTCAGCAAAATCTACTAAAGCATCAGCCGTAAAAGCAAAATCTCTTAAGCCTGGTATAGATACCGAATAACCTGCTGATTGCTTACAAGTAGCATCTATCATAGCATCGTTTAATGTTATAGTTACATTAGTTTGACACATTAAAGGAAAATCCGTATCTGCATCGTAAAGTAATATATCCGAACCGTTTAAAACACTCATATTCCTTGTTGTAATTTAAAAGTAAATCTTATTAATCTTCTTACTAAAACTCCTGTATCAACAAGTTGTTCAAGTGTATTCGTACTCTCCATTAGCGTTCTGATTACATACCAATCAGGTAATAAATCCAAATACCCATCTTGCCTTGTTCTAACTAACTCCATCACTTCGTTTGATATTCTATCCGATAGTAATTTACCACCAAAAGAGTTGTCAAACCTTGTACCTACCTCAATTAAAACGCTCACTTCTTGACCGTATGATTGCTTACTACCCTCGCTTAATTCCGTTGAATTAAAAGTAGAAAGTAAAATATATGGTTCAGTCGCTGCTGCTAATACTGATGCCGAATCAAATACTGGAACTTCTTGTAGGTCTATAACGATTGCACCGCTTAACCTTTCGTAAAGTTTTTGTCTAATAAGTTCTCCGACATCTTTCATTCCACAAATTTACGATTTATTTACTAATATTTTTAGCTATTTTTCTCAAATCGTTTAAAAATACTTTCTTGTATTTTAAATAAGCTGGAATCAAATAAGGTTGTGGTTGCATAGTGCCTTCTCCGTTTACATAAAACTGCATAGCGTAATCTTCAAATCCTAATGGTATAACTTTATTTTTACCTGTACCAAACTCCACATAAGGAGCGTAAGGCGCAGCTTGTCCACCAAAAGCAACAGTTCCAGTTAATTGATTACTCGAATAACTTGTATTTCCTGAACCCCTTAAATACCCATCCAATACAGGAACATTAGATAATGCTTGAGCGTATATTTGGTCAGTATTCCTTACAACTGCCGATTTAGTTTGTAAAGTAGCTTGAGAAGAAACTCTTTTTAAACGATTTAATACTTGAGATGTACCTCTAATTTTCATTATACAACAATAAACTTGTTATCTTCAGTCATTAAGTTTTCGTAGAACTCGGTAATTAAGAAGAAAGTCGGGTCTATTAATCTACCTAAAGTAGTCATTATAACTATTTCCTTTTTTCTTTCATCCGTTACTTGGAATGCTTTAATAATGTACTCGCCACTATTATAAACAATCTTATTGATTTGAGATAAATTAGGATAGTCATCATAACGAATAGTAAACTCGTAGATATTGTCTAAAGATATTTTACCATCTTCTAAATTTCTAAAGCCTTGTTTTGCTCTAATCTTTGCCCAAACTACCTTTTGGTCTACAAATGTACCAAAGTAACCACCTGTACCATCTGAACCAGTCTGTAAAGTTTGTATTGCGATTTGATTTCTTAAAACTCCTGCCTTCATTAGATACCAAATAAAGTGTTTCTACAATATGGTTGTGCTTGTCTTTTAGCATCCGAACTTAACTCGTACGCCTGGTCATAAATAGAGTAATTTTCCCTATTCTCGTAATCAGTAGACACTTGTTTTAAAATGGCTAATTTTAAGCCTTTAGGACAGACTGCAAAGCCTGCTTCGTACTCTATTGTCAAACCAACGGTAGAATAAGCCTCAAGCATCTTATATTGCAATCCACGAGCAGTATACTCAAGTTCTACATCATCATCATTCACAACCGAATCAATAAAAGTAACTGGCCCGTAAGGAATCTCCTGTGGAATGTGAAAGTAAAACCAATAAGCCCTTAAGGTTTTTTCTCCTAAAGATAGCCCTGTAAACTTCTCTATTCGCTCCCTTGCTGAAGTAATTAGTTCTTCTATTAGGTCATTCTCCGATTCCGAAGAAATACGCATATAGTCTTTAGCCTCTTGCAAGGTAACTGGCTCTACTGCAAGGTCTGTAACAATTTCCAATTGGAACTCACTATTTATCATCTTCTTTTATAGGTTCTTGAATGTCTAAAACTTTTTTAAGTTCTAATAAAGCATCAGCTACTAATTTTGCATCCCCTAAATTAAATACTCCTTTTTGTGTAGCAATATCAAGTCCTTGACCTAATATGCCAAATATTTGCTCGTTTGTCATTTTGTAAAG